CCTTGGCGCTTATTGCGCACCACGGCAACGTGTCTGAGCTTTTCAAAGCCACAAAAAACGGCTCCAAATTAAGCCAGCTTCTTTGCTGGACCAGCCAAAAAAAGAAGCGCAAACCAAAAACCAATAAACACCACGAGGTAAGCCCATGAAAATTGGAAGCAAAGGACTGGACGTAAGAACACTGCAGCAACGCCTGAACAAAGCCGGCGCAAAACCACAGCTTGTTGTCGACGGCTGGTATGGCGATTCGACCAAGGCCGCCGTAATTGCTTTTCAAAAAACTGCCGGCATCATACCTATTGGTGTAGCTGGCCCAAGAACCCAGCGCGCGCTACAAGGTGCGGTTGACCCTAAACAGGCCAGCCAGAGCGACCTGCAAAAAGCCGCCGAAAAACTGGGCGTCAGCCTAGCTGTTATGGCAGCCATTGCTGAAGTTGAGTCAGTTGGCGAAGGCTTCTTTCAAACCACTGGCAAGCCGGTTATTTTATTCGAGCGTCATGTATTCCATGGTCGCGCCAAAGAAGCCGGCTTATTTGAAGAAGCGCCCGACCTTGAAAGCAAGTACCCGAACGTTTGCAACCCATCACCGGGTGGCTATGCAGGCGGCACGGCAGAGTACCAGCGCTTTAAGCTTGCCAGCACACTGTCTGCAACAATAGCTAAAGAAAGCTGTAGCTGGGGCATGTTCCAAATCATGGGCTATCACTGGGAGCTGTTAGGTTATGACAGCGTCAAGGATTTTGTCGACGCCATGCACGAGAGCGAGGCTAATCACCTTGATGCCGTCGTTCGCTTTATCCTGGCACAACCAGAAATGCACAGCGCACTGAAGCAAAGAGAGTGGGCTGATTTTGCCTATCGCTACAACGGCCCTGCTTATCACCGCAATTTGTACGACGTGAAGCTGCAGCGCGCCTATGAAGAAAGCCTTGAGGCATTTCCGGAATCAGAGCCCCAGGCACCTGCAAAGGCAAAGCCTGCAACAAAGCGCAAACCAACACGTAAAAGCCGGAGCGAACAATCATGAACTGGTCAGACATAAAAGGCGTTGTTGGTAAAGCAGCGCCACTGCTTGGCTCGTTATTAGGCCCGGCTGGCACGGCAGCAGGCGGACTCATAGCGTCCGCCCTGGGCGTTGATGAAAGCCCCGAGGCGGTCATGCAGGCCATCCAGCAAGACCCACAAGCCGCCGTTAAACTGCAGCAGATAGAGCGCGAGCATGAGCGCGAACTGCGCCGAATGAAAATCGAAGCCGAAACCGCGCAAATTACCCAGATAAACGAAACTATGCGCGCAGAGCTAAAAGCCGACGGCTGGTTTAAGTCTGGTTGGCGTCCGATGATCGGTTATGTCACCAGCTTTTCATTCGCTGGGCTTATGGCCGGCTTGGTTTATGCGCTGTTTAAAGAGCCAGGCAATGCCTCCGACATTATTGCCGAGGCATCCATTGTGCTGACTGCCATGCTGACTGTATTGGGCGTTAACATCACCCAGCGCAGTGGCGATAAACGCGCATCGATAGGCCAAAACACACCCGGAATACTCGGCTCAATTGCCGAGCGTATTCGCAAACGCTGAGGTGCCACCATGAAAGGCAACGTGAATGTAATCATCCCCAAAGACGGCGCTATTTTGTCGGTGCCTGATGACACACCGACAGAGGCACTAAAAGAATTAAGTGGGCAGCTTCATGCCATTTGGCCTGACCGCCGCTTTCTGATGGTAGCCGGCGACATTAAGAACGTGTCAGAGGGTGAAATGAACGCCGCCGGTTGGTACAAGCGAGCAAGCGATGAATAAGCCAGGCGAACTACGGGAAATCATCAGCAGCGCAGTGCCGCACCTGAAAAAGAACCCCGACGCGCTACACATATTCATCGACAAAGGCAAGCTGTACGCCACTGGCGCTAAACAAAACCTGAGCTTTGAATATCAGTTTGACTGTGTCGTACTGGTCACTGACTACCGTGGCCACAGCGATGACATCATGGTGCCCATTCTTGCCTGGGTAGCGCGTCACCAGCCTGAGCTTTTGAATAACCGAGAGAAGCGCGAAGACGGCATTACCTTTCGGGCAGAGCTTATCAACAAGAATACTGCTGACATTGAAGTAACCATTAAGATGACCGAGCGCGTAAAAGTGTCTAATGATGGCAGTGGCAATGTGGTTGAGCATCTGCCTGAGCCACCGTTTGACCCTTATGACGGCTTTGAGTGGGAGCTTTACATTAAGGGCGTTAAAGTAGAAAACACCAGCGAGGACACCAGTGACTGACGGTGTTCTAGACCCATTCGTTGACCGTGTTCAGGCGCTACTAACCCAGCTTGATGCCGGCCAACGCAAAGCACTGGCCAGAGACATTAGCCGGCACCTGCGCGGCAGCCAGGCAAAACGCATACGTGAAAATAAGAACCCGGACGGGAGCCCTTACGAAGAACGCAAACCTCAACCTGAAATGCGCAAGCGTAAAGGAAGCCTGCGCATGTTCCGCAAAATACACCGCACAAAAAACCTGAAGGCCAGAGCGTCAGCCGATGAAGCCAGCGTGGGCTTTACTGGCTTTGCTAACCAAGTTGCGCGAGTACACCAGTACGGTTTACGTGACAGGGTAAATGAACGAGGCCTGCAGCATAAATACCCTGAGCGGGAACTGCTAGGCCTGACCGATGAAGAGCGAGATTACATAGAAGAAACAATGGTTAAGCACATCGATGATGCGCTTAATGGATAGCCAAAACACGGAAGATCCAACAGCGCATCGTGCGCTCTTCCAGTTTACTTCTGACCACCTGATTACTGGCCATAAACTTTGGCTCTTTTGAACCGGCCAACACCCGCCGGCATGCCGACAAACTCGGCATAGACACTTTCGCTTTCGCTGCCACCTTAGCCAGATGCGGCAAGTTCAATGCAATAAAACCTTCGTCTTTGCTGTGGTCCAGTTTATCCAGGCCAATGTATTCCACCGCATCCCAAAACTCACCCACTAGCGGATCAACATCCGGCTCGACATGTGCGTAGCCCAGCTTGTCAATATCAGGCGTTGGCACATTGAGCATTCTTGAAACCTGATCTAACTGCTGATAAATAGCGTCACGCTTTTCGGGATTACGCTCAGCCTCTAGCCTATCCAACAGCTTCAACCTTGTATTATGTGCCGCCAGTTGTTGACTAGCCGAAGGAAGGCGGCGGCTATTGACCTTGCTTGCTCGCTTTTCGACTTCGATAAAATAGCGCCTTGCTTGGCGACCTTTGTCATTGTTTTCGACCATAGCGAGCTCTTTGGCCATATCTAGCGTGATATGATATTCCTTTCGGTTGTGCCCACCCTTTCCTTTGCTTCCCAGATTTGGGAAGCAAAGAACGAAATCCTCACCCTCTATAAAATTATATGACTGAATTCTTTCAGTTATCCAAGTGGCAAAAACTTTCCCGACCTCTAAAAACCCATGAAGCTTTCTTGCCTCGCAAAGTTGAACGGATTCATTTTGTATTTCACCGGTAAACACCGGTACTAACTGTGAAGACATACTCATTGAGCACCTCCGAAATACTGACGCACCTTGTCGCGTAAATGCTCAGCCACTTTATTTGGGTTGATAGAGTACAACCACGCCGCTAATTTACGTAATGGTAAACATGTCATTTCTCTGTTTTTTCCATCCAAGCCAACCATCGCGATAATCGCGATCGTTGAATTGAACTTGTCACGCAATTTGGCGTGCTGGGATTGCCAGTTTAACCCCATATTCTCAACAACCGATTTCATCGCCACAAAAGGCTGATTGTTGTGATCCACCATTACTAAGGTGTCACCGTGAAACGGTACGGGTAGTATCTGCTCTTGCATGCTCACCTCCGCTTAAGCTGTCTGGCATGCTTTGATGACATGCTCCGGGTCTTTCTCAATGGCTTGGATAAGAACACGCGCCGGACCAGTCGGCTCACGGCGGCCTTGCTCCCAGTTGCGCAAAGTGGAGACTTCAACCCCAATCAGCTTTGCAAACTTAGGCTGGCTGAGATTCACCTGTTGGCGAATACGCTTTAAGCGTGTGGACGCAACGAAACGCTCACGCGCCGGAGCCCGCTCCCCTTTTTTGATTTCGTCCATTTGCTCTACGCTTTCCATCAGTTCGTTAAATAGTGCATCTTTCATGGTTACCACCCTTCTACAATGTTGCGCAGCTTCTTCAGTTGCTCATCGGTTAAGTTGTCTTGTTCGTTCTTGCCAAAAATAAAAATCATCCAGTGCTGGTTCAGCGCTTTGGCGTAATAGTAGATAACGCGGAACCCACCGCTTTTGCCCTCACCCTCGCGAGCCCACCTAACCTTTCTAAGGCCGCCGCTCTTTTTCATAACGGGACCAAGTTCCGGCTTGTCGGCAAGCGCCTGTTGCATGTCAGCGTAAGCGTCATCGCTCATCATTTGCTTAATGCGCTTCGTAAATATGGGAGTCTCAACAAATAACATAAGTAAGCCTTTGGCGTATGGTGGGAACAAGTATTGACGTTAAAAAACAGTAAGTCAATGGCGCACCTGAAAATAATCTTGTAGACAAGCCCCGCGCCCCGTAAGGTACTTCTCGCGCGCATTTTTACACTACCAATCGGTTGGTCTTTTTTTTATTGGAGATTCGTAATATGGAAGTAGTATTCCAACCGGCACGCTTGAACCGTGCTACAAACTGTGCAAGACTATTGTCAGTTGCTGGACTAGAGACCCAGCAGCCGAGCTGGCGGATTAGAGACCCGCAAGCAGTGACTAAACCAGGGAAAATTTGCACCATACACCCCAATACAGGCGTTCAATGCCTGTGTTTACCGCTACAGCAGTATTTGGGGGCATGGGTCGGGAGCCAAAGAAAACGCCCCCGCTGTGCCTTCCTTGGTTTGGCACTCTCTTGCGGCTACCCGATCCGCCTTGGTTTATTTAAATCAAGGAAATTCAACATGATTTACACCTTTATTATTGCTCGCCCTGGGCAAAAACTATCGCAACTTAAGCGCATTCGCACGGTTAGCGCCTTTGGCCGCACTGAAGCCGAAGCCCGCCGAGCCTTTAAAGGCCTCCCCCTTGTGCTGAAAAGCCGCACTCAGGACAACCAGGAGGACGCAGCATGAGCCATACAGAAAATATCGATATAGAAACCCCTCATGCCGAGAGGATGAGCATTTATCGCGATAACTCACAATTTGGAGACAGTCTTTGCGTAGGGATTGGTCCATTATTCGTTCAAGTTCCATTTGAACAAGCCCAGCTTAAACTCAAGATTAATGGATTAAACGGCGATGAATATGGAGTGCTTTACCTTGATCTCAAAAACGGGGGAAAAACCATAAACGAGGCCGAAGCAAGAGTTATCCTCTCTCCAACTAAGGTTGAAGAAGTCCGGAAAAACTTCCCTTCAATTCGTTATGAGGACATCCGCAAGGAGGTGGAGCATGTCTAGCCAAGGCAAGCAGGTCAACTGCGAAGTGAGTATTGAAGAGATAGCAGAAATAGCCGAGCGCCTGAGTGTTGCGAACGACTCGTTATTTGATGCAATAGCGGTTTCCGATGGTATGGCCGCCATTGTAGAAGGCTTTCGGGATAACAACGAGCCAGGCACCATTAGCCCGGCTCAGGTCTCGATGCTGCTAGAGTCGCTACAGCAGCGGTTATCAACCTCCCTGGTTGATATTATGCAGGCCCTGGGCGATGCCTCTGAGGCAATACCGTTCGAGTAACCAGCTAACAGCCCGGCCAAGCGCCGGGCTTTTTGTTTAGTCCCTCGTCAACTCAATTACTTTCAGTTGTTTATTCTGCTTTTACAACCGCACCCAATAGCCCAAACCACACCGCCTCGGCACACTTAGCGCATGAGAGAACACATCGCCGACATCAACCGCCGCCTTGAGAATATGCTTCGCCTTGGAATTGTTAAAGAGGTTAGGCAAGGCTATTGCCGTGTAAAAACAGGCAATCTCGTCTTGGACTGGCGACCCTACTGGACTCAGCGAGCTGGCACCGCAAAGACCAGCTGGCGGCCAAGCGTGGGAGAACAGGTGTTAATTTTTTCGCCAGGTGGTGATTTTCACGGTGCGTTAATTGGGCCGGCGTTTTACAGCGACGAGAACGACCAGCCGGACGAGCACGAAACTCGCGACTACGTCGAGTACCCAGACGGCGCCAAGATAATCTACGACCCGGAGACCAGCGAGCTTATTGCCCAGGGCATAAAAACCGCACTGGTCCAGGCATCAGAAAAGGTTACGGTCGACTGCCCGGAAACAGAAACAACCGGCAACCTGACCGTAAAAGGAAAGCTAACAGTCGACGGTGAGAGCTTACTGAAAGGCGCTAACACAATGAAAGCCGGCACAACCATTACCAGCGGCGCAGAAATTGACGGCATTAAGTTTGGCGAGCACGTTCACACAGGCGACAGCGGCGGCAAGACAGGAGTTCCTGAGTAATGTGGCAGGGCATGAACAAAAGCACAGGGCGAAAAATTACAGACGCTGAGCACATCAGTCAGTCTGTGACTGACATTATCACCACGCCCATTGGTAGCCGTGTCATGCGCCGCAACTACGGCAGCTATGTGCCGCGCTTATTGGACTACCCACAGAACAACGCCACACGCATGCGCCTTATTGCCGCAACGGTTATGGCACTAACTGAGTTTGAACCACGCATTCGCGTGCGCAAGGTTGAAATCTACGCGGACAAAGGCGGCAAGATGCTAATGACAATTAACGCAGACCGCGCTGATAGCGGTGAAATGCTGACACTAGAAAACATACGGATGACTACCGCATGAGCCTTTTTCAACTTATCGACATGAGCAAGGTGCCAGTACCTGACATTATCGAAAAGCCCAGCTTTGAGGATAAGTTCTCAGAGCTAAAGGCATTGGCTGTGTCACTGCACCCAGAGGTTGAAGCCACCCTTGAGCTAGAGTCAGAGCCACTGACGAAGCTGCTGCAGACCTTCTCATATAGAGAGCTACACCTGATCGGTTTTTTCAATGACGGCACCCGCGCAAACATGCTGGCATCAGCAACAGAAAAAGACCTTGATGCCGTAGCCTCACGGTACAACATCACTCGCCTGGTTGTTCAGGAAGAAGATAACTCAGCGACGCCACCAACGCCTGCCGTCATGGAGAGTGACGACGCGCTACGCCGCCGCACCCAAATGGCGTTTGACGGATTAAACACCGCCGGCAGTAACGACGGCTACGTGTTCTTTGCGCTCGGTAGCGACGGCCGCGTTCTGGATGCTTACGCGAACAGCCCGGCACCGTGCGAAATGAATCTGTATTTACTCAGCCACGAAGGCAATGGACAGCCAAGCCAAAACCTTATTGAAAAGGTTAGGGCAACCTTTGGTTTAACGCCTGACGGATTAAGCCAATTACCGGAGCCCAGTAAAATTAGACCACAAGGCGACCGCGTCAGAGTTTTGCCGGCGACAATTATTGAATACCAGATTGAGGCGGAAGTATTTATCAAGCCCGGCCCTGATGCCGAAGTTGTTTTCTCTAAAGCGATGGATGCACTAAATAAGTACATCGAGGACAACCACAAGTTAGGCAGCGACATTACCCGCTCCGGCATCTTCGCTGCCCTGCATCAGCCAGGCACTCACAATGTACAAGTGACCAAGCCAGCCTCAGACCTTTCCATTGACAAGACCGAAGCGCCTTACTGCATTGCAGTGAACGTGACGTTAGGAGGCATCAGTGAGTAATTCACTTTTACCGCCTAATGCTTCAGAGCTAGACCGCGCTATAGAAAGGGTTATTGAGCACTGCACTCAGTTCCCCGTGGACGTTCGTGACCTATGGGACCCTTGGCGCTGCCCGTTTGAATTATTGCCATGGCTTGCTTGGGCGTACTCTGTTGATAGCTGGAGCGAGCATTGGCCAGAGCAAATCAAGCGGAGCGTCGTTGACAGTAGCTTTCAGGTTCACAAATACAAAGCAACTCCGTTTGCAGTTCAAAGAGCATTAGAAGCACTGGGAATAAAGACCAATATTGTTGAGTGGTGGGAACAAGCGGGTACCGGCGCACCTGGCACAATGAAAGTGCTGGCACTGCTTAATGAAAACCTGACTGGCGACGCTGACGGACTAATAAACGCCAACATGCTGCAGCTGGTAACAGAGTCAATCAACGTGTCGAAGCGCGGCTCTATTCACTTTGATGTTGAGCTTGGTATTGGCTTGGAAGAGTCGATTGGTCTTGCCGCCGCACCTTCACCCGGATACGGATTGCTTGACCCAGAGCTTGACGAACAACCGGTAACACCTGATGCACTGAGCGCAGCCACTGGCTTTTTTGCAGTTGAGCACCAGGTTGTTTGCTCAGACTATGATATGAACTTTGGCAACCAAATGAAGCTGTCTGCAGAGACAGAAGTCTTTCTGGCCGCTGGCGTACATCACCTACAACTTATTGATCACGATTTAACAGGAGTTGCTTAACATGGCACTGACTCTTCAATTCACCGAAGCTGGCCTTGACGCCTGCATTGACGCGCAGGCAAAAGGAATAAAAGCGCCCATTACTCACATGGCATTTGGTGACGCAGCTTACACACCAAGCAAAACACAAAGCCAATTATACAGCGAGAAAGAGCGCATTGAGATTAACGACTGGCAGGATGGAAACAAAAACATCCGCATGGCCGGAATCTTTGACGGCGACCTTGAGTACGCCATTCGTGAAATTGGCCTATTCCTAGAAGACGGAACCCTGCTGGGCGTTTATTCAGCCCCAGGCAAAACCCTTGGCTACAGAACCCCGGCAGTCAAGGTCGTTCAATGGTTCACGCTCAACGTTGAAGCGCTGCCATCCGACAGTGTCACCGTGGTTGTGGGCGCAGAGAACCTCAACCTGATTTTAGATAAAGAGTTCATCGCCGACGGCGCTTCGTACTTACGACAAGGCGCCGCCGTCATTAAAAATGCTCACTGGAATATGAATCTAAGTGAGCGCATTCGTGAAATGGAGGGCTCCGCGTGAGTACTATTGCTGAAGAAATCCAAGCGCTAAAATCTGCCTCCGCAGAGCAAACAAGCGCATCGCAAAGCCTGGCACAAGAAGTGTCGGGCAAAATGGCTGACATCGACCAGAAGGTTGACCAGTCAATTGACCAGGTTGAACAAACCTATAACCAGAAGGCGAGCGATTTAACCATTATTGCAACCGACGGTTACCGCAAGGCAATTGAGGACGCATCCGGCGGACGCAATACGGTTGTTTATGATGCCCAGGGCAACCCTAACATCATGGTTGTAGTGCCACGCTTCAACATTGAAGACCTTGGCCTAACTGACCTCGATTTAGGTACAGGCACACACCCTGCATTCTTAACCAACGGCGCACCCCGCGGTGAAATCCTCATTGGCAAGTACCTGGCATCATCGGCTGCCGGCGGCTCGGCTGTAGTTGGCGGCGCACAACCTCGCGTCAGTGTTAATTACGATGCCGCAAAACAACTGTGCGAGGATAAAGGCGCAGGCTGGCACATGATGTCAATTCATGAGTGGGCTGCTGTCGCACTGTGGAGCATGGCGAATGGCACCGTCCCTCGCGGCAACACCAACTGGGGCCGAGCGCATGATGCCGTTCACGAAACCGCCCGCCGTGCCGATGATGGCCAACCAGGTGACACATCGGGAATCGGCCGCACCGACACAGGGAAAGGCCCTGCCACATGGAACCATGACCATAGCGAGTTCGGCATTGCTGACTTGGTTGGCAATTGCCTTGAATGGCTAGACCAGATGAAGCTGGAGAACGGTCAAATTATAACCACCCTTGATAACGACCCAAGCATTGCCGAAGTTAACTGGCACAAACACCCGGCGTTTTTTGACTCTACATCAAACGCAACTGAAGGCAGCAGTGTTGGCGGACCGGTACTAAATAACCAGGTAGTTAACCGCAACGGACCACTAAACGACGACAGTCATGACTACGCATACTCATCAGTATCAAACTGGGCTTCAATTACCAAAGATCCCAGCTACACACCTGTCGAATTATTGCGCAAATTGCTGATTGAATCAGCCGTTACAAGCAACGCCCAAGGCTACCTAACGGTGCGGAACTATGGCGACCGCTTCCCGCTGCGTGGCGGCAACTGGTACAGCGGCTCGAATGCCGGCCTCGGGTTTCTGTACCTGATTAACGCCCGGTCCAATTCGCTCAGCAACATCGGTTTCCGTCCGGCTTTATTCCTGTAACCTGTTGATTGTTTTTTGTACAGGCGCACGGTAGTGCGCCAACACAGCTAAACTAATAAACGCAATCTTCCAAAAACCGTTTAGGAGAGACTCATGAGTTTTCAATACATTTTCAAAGGTCAGACGCACACAAATACTGATCGCGAATACATGCTGAACATTGGCATGGACACCGAACAAATTGAATCGGTTCTGCAGCAGCAGGAATACGAATTGGCAGCATCAATTGTAGGTAAAAACTACAGCACCATGACCGATGCCGAAGTTGAAAAAGCCTGCCGCGACGCCATCGACGAAGCTGCCGGCAACGTTCGCATCGCCTACATTTCAAAAGGCTTGCTGGTTGAAGAGGAATACCGCCTGGCAAAAACACAAGCCGAGAAATGGATCGCAGATGGAAAGCCAAGCCAGGTGCCTGACGCTGTTCAATCATGGGCTGATGCTGCTGGAATGACACCGGAAGAAGCAGCTGGCGACATCGCTACCACAGCGTTAAGCTGGGAGGGCGTTTTAGCTACCGTTCGTCAGGCGCGCTTGTCAGGTAAAGCAGCGCTTAATTCAGCAAGCTCACGCGCCGAACAGGTCGCAGCTGCTGCTGAGCAAGTCGCGCTTATTAACGCGTTAATGCCAGCATAATGCACACGGTTGTTATATTCGGCACTAACAAACTGCCACTAAGCTGGGCCATCCGCTTCTTCACCAGAAGCCGATGGTCCCATGTTGGTGTCGTATCAAATGGCATGGTGTATGAGTCTGTTTTTGGTGAAGGTGTTCGCATTTCATCGCTCAAATCATTCACCAAGAAGTACCCGCGATACGCAATTGCAGCCATACCGTGCAATCAATCGGTGGCCATAGAGGCCATCAAGAAAGAGCTCGGCAAACCGTATGACCTTAAAGCTATATTCGGCTTGCTGCTTTGGCGCAAATGGGACAAGAAGAACGCCTGGTTTTGCTCCGAGCTTGTTGCTCATGCTTCAGGTCTATTCAGAAAGACCGGCATCAAACGGGTGACACCAGAAGATATTTGGAAGGTCTCAACTGATATTTAGGCGTGAAGTGTCACGCCTTTTTTGTTGTTTATTCTGCTTTTACAACCGCACCCAATAGCCCACACGCCCTGCCGAATGCACACTTAGCCTTGCAAATACCAAACTGTATTAGTCAACCGGACCGGAGATAATCATGACTGAATACCATCACGGTGTGCGCGTCGTTGAAATCAACGAAGGCACACGCACCATTCGTACCGTGGCAACAGCGGTAATCGGCGCAGTCTGTACTGCATCAGACGCCGATACTGAAATGTTCCCGCTAAATAAACCCGTTCTATTCACACGCCCTAAAGACGCTATTGCCGGTGCTGGCACTCAAGGCACTTTGCGCAATACGTTGGAAGGTATATCAGATATGGTGAACACTCCCACCATTATTGTTCGCGTAGAGGAAGGCGTGGACGCTGCAGAGACGACCAGTAATGTCATTGGTACCGTGCAGCCTGATGGCTCTTACACAGGCCTGCAAGCACTGCTTAGTGCCCAAGCGTCACTAGGTGTTAAGCCTCGAATTCTAGGTGCGCCTGGTCTTGATGAACTGGCTGTGGCAACAGAGCTGGCCGTCATCGCCAAGAAACTTCGCGGGTTTTCCTATGTGAGCAGTGCAGGTGCAGCAACGAAAGAGGAAGCTATCACCTATCGCGACAACTTCGGTGAGCGAGAATTAATGGTTATTTACGGTGACTTTACGGCATGGGACACAACCACCAATCAGTCTGAGCCTAGCTATGCCGTCGGGCGAGCAATGGGCTTGCGCGCTCACATCGACAAGACTATGGGGTGGCATAAAACGCTGTCTAACGTTGCTGTCAGCGGTGTTGATGGCTTAACCAAGCCTGTATTTTGGGACCTGCAAGACCCGTCAACTGACGCAAACTTGCTGAATGAAAACGAAGTTACTGTTTTGATTCGTGAGCAAGGTTTCCGATTCTGGGGTTCTCGAACCTGCTCTTCTGACCCGCTATTTCAGTTCGAGAACTACACGCGGACTGCACAAATTCTTGCAGACACCGTTGCAGAAGCGCACATGTGGGCTGTCGACAAACCCATCACACCGACGCTGGTGAAAGATATTGTCGAAGGCATCAATGCCAAGTTCCGCGAGCTTCGCACCCAGGGCTACATCGTAGACGCCCAAGCCTGGTACAACGAAGAGCTTAACGATAAAGACACGCTGAAAGCAGGCAAGTTATTTATCGATTACGATTATACGCCAGTGCCGCCGCTTGAAGATTTAACCTTCCAGCAACGCATCACTGACCGTTACTTAATTAACTTTGCCAGCAGCATTACTGCAGCGTAAGGAGTAACTCATGGCTTTACCTAAAAAACTAAAACATATGAACGTATTCGTCGATGGCACGAGCTGGGCTGGTGTAGCCGAATCGTTCACACCTGCAAGCTTAGCTCGTCAAACTGAAGCTTACCGTGGTGGCGGCATGCCGGGCGGCGTAAAAATTGACATGGGCTTTGAAGATGACGCCCTTGACACTCAAGCGGTATTTGGTGGTTTTGTCGCAGACATGATTCGTCACCAAGCAAAAGAAACAGTTGACGGACTGATGGTTCGTTTTGCTGGTTCTTACCAGCGCGACGACACCGGCGAAGTAGAAACCGTAGAAGTTGTTCAGCGCGGTCGTATTCTCAATGACGACCAGGGCGAACAGAAAGGCGGAGAAAGCAATCAGATGACTGTGTCATTTGCCAACAGCTACTACAAACTAACTGTCAATGGTGCAGTTATTAGAGAGGTCGATTTGGTTGCCATGATTGATATTGTTGATGGCGATGACCGGATGGAGAAGCATCGCCAAGCAATTGGCGTTTAAGCTTTGCGTTCATTAGCCCCTGCGGGGGCTTCTTTTTCTAACCCTTCGAGAATTTAACTATGAATCAAAAAAATGCGCTGGTTACCGCAACTGTAGAGCTTGACTACCCTATCAAGCGCGGGGACAAAGAAATTAAAACCATTGAGCTGCGTAAGCCTCGTGCTGGCGAAATGCGCGGGCTATCACTGACTGACGTGCTGCAAATGGAGTACAACGCGTTAAACCGCTTACTTCCTCGCATCACTCAGCCAACGCTCACTGAGCCTGAAATTATGAACCTAGACCCAGCTGACTTGCTGCAAATTGGCACAGAGGTGACGTCTTTTTTGTTAAGCAAGAAGATGCGTGGGGAGATGGACGAGGGAGCTCAACCGAGCAGCTAGAGCTGCCCAATAAAGTTGATGACTTGATGGCGGATATTGCCGCCATCTTTCAGTGGCCACTCAGCGACATGTACGAGCTAGAGCTTGACGAACTCAGCGCGTGGCACGAAAAGGCAATTGACCGGTACAACCGGATGAACGGAGTTAAAAGCCGTGGCTAAACAACTAAAGCTTGAAGTGCTGCTGGCAGCAGTCGACAAAGTAACCCGGCCACTTAAGGCCATGAACGAGACAGCCGGCAAAGTTTCTGCTGAGTTCCGTCAAACCAAAGCGCGTCTGAACGACTTAAACAAGCAAGCCGGCATGATTGACGGCTACCGCAAAAGCAACAGCGCACTGCAGGCAACATCAGCCAAGCTCGAAAATGCCAGGGAGAAAGCCAGCCGGCTATCCCGTGAGTTTAAGGCCACTCAAAACCCCACCAAAGCCATGAAGCGTGAGTTGGATAACGCTCGCTCTACGGTGAAAAGTCTCGATAGCTCAAAAACAAAGCTGACCAGGACGGTTCAGGAGCAACGCCAAAAGCTTGAGCAAAACGGGGTGTCCACAAAAAACCTATCTGCCGCGCGCTCAAAGTTGCGCAACGAGACCAAGCGACTGAACAGCGAGCTAGCCCTACAAAAGGATCGGCTCAGCGCAGTTACGAAACAGCAAGAGCGGTTAAATAAAGTCTCTAAAAACTACCAGCATGTCAAAGAACTACAGGGAAAGCTAGCAGGCACGGGAGCCCAAATGACCGCTACCGGCGGTGGTGCTGTTGCACTTATGGGCGCTCCAGCAATCATGAGTGAACGCCAAGGTGCTGCCATTGCTGCTCAAATGGGTCAGTCAGAACTAAGTTCAGAATATCAGTTGGTTATTAAAGAGGTTTATGAGTCCGGAGCCGGCGATGGAATTGCCGGAATATCCGAGGCCATTTCTGCGGTATCGAGTTCATTGGGTTCCCTCAAAAATACGAGTCAGGCAAGCGTTGTGGAAATGACGCGGCAGGCTCTAACTTTATCAAGAGCCTATGGTATTGATGTTTCTAGTGCGACACAAACAGCAGCTCTACTTGTTAAAAACGGTCTGGCAAAAAGTGCAAATGAGGCCTTTGATTTAATGACCAGCGGCATGCAAAACGTGAGCAAAGAAATGCGCGACGAGCTGCCTGACATCATTCAGGAGTACGGCACAAACTTCAGAGCGCTTGGCTTCTCAGGTGAGCAAGCTTTTAACATGTTGGTTGCTCAGGCTGAAAACGGAAAATACGCCTTAGATAAGACAGGCGATGCGCTAAAAGAATTCACAATTCGTGGTTCGGACATGTCAAAAGCCAGCACCGAAGCTTACGAGGCGCTTGGCATGAATGCGTTTCGCGCATCAGCTGCAGTTGCTGCTGGGGGTTCTGAAGCAAGGGCGGTTCTCAACCAGACGGCAGAACGCTTACTAGCAATAGAGAATCCTGCAAGACGTGCAAACTTAGCTATTTCATTGTTCGGCACTCCGCTCGAGGACCTGTCAGTTGACCAAATTCCTAGTTTCTTGAAAGGTCTAGGTAATATGGAAAACAAGTTGGGTGACACGTCAGGTTCAACACTTAAGCTTGATTCAGCACTTAGGAACAATACAGGCGATGCACTCATTCAAGTGCAACGAATTATTTCCGGCTCGTTCATGACGATCATAAAAGATCTGAGCGACGACATCGTTTCGCTTAGTAAATCGTTCTCTGCCTGGGCAAAAGAAAACCCTGAACTGCTCGCCACAATCGCTAAAGTTTCAGCCGTTGTTGCGGGGCTTGTTGCTGTTGGCGGCGCGCTGACGTTAACCATTGCCGGCTTACTTGGGCCTATTGCCGCCGTGCGTATGGCGTTTTCAATACTGCATATTAAGACATTCCCTGGTGTAACCGTCGCAGCCAAAGCAGCTAGCGGAGCGTTGCTATCAACAGGTAAGTCGGCGCTTATAGCAGCCAAGTCCACAGGCGCAAAAGCCTGGGGCTTATTAACAGGAAAAATCAAAGCGGCCACGGCCGCCACGATTTCTTATAGAAAGTCAAACGGCTTGCTGGCTACCGTCATGGCTGGCTCAAAAGCCGCACTTCTTGGCGTTGGTAAAGCCATTACCGGCGCCGTTCTTGCGCCTCTTAAGTTCTTGAAGCTCGCCATCATGGGTGTGACAAAAGCTCTAATCATGAACCCAATTGGCGCAATCATTGCCGGCATTGCTGCAGCAGGGCTTCTGATATACAAATTCTGGGAGCCAATAAAAGCCTTCTTCATAGGAATGTGGCAGGGAATAAAAGAGGCTTTCGCGCCAGTTGGCGAGCTAATAACTGACATATTCTCAGAAGTTGGCCAGGTGCTTGCGCCACTCAAGCCGCTGTGGGATGGCATAGCCTCTGTGCTTGGCACTGTGTGGGGCTGGATAAGTCAGTTATTTAAACCATTCCAGGCAACATCAGAGCAGTTAGAAGGCGCAACCAATGCGGGGCGTTCATTCGGGAAAGTTTTCGCTTCTGTATTTTTATTCATTCCAAAGCTTGTACTGGGTGCAGTGAAGATGGTTATCGGTATATTTAAAAAGATACCGGGAGCTATCAGCGCCGTATGGGATGGCCTTAAAAAAATCTTTTGGTGGTCGCCTATTGGCTTAATTATTAAAGCTTTCAGCAAGGCTTTCGATTGGCTAACCAGTATCGACTGGTCTGGAATTGTTTCTGGCGCCTGGGAAACAATCAAGACCATTTTTAAATGGTCACCATTGGGGCTGATTGTTCGAGGTTTTAGCGCAGCATTTAACTGGATCACAAATATTGATTGGGCCGGTTACGCTTCTTCCGCCTGGGACAGTATAAAATCAGTATTCAACTGGTCACCGCTAGCTGCTATTCGGGACCGATTCAACGGCGCCATTAACTGGCTAACAAATATTAACTGGGCGGGCTCAGCAGCCAGTACATGGGAAAGCATCAAGTCCGTGTTCAGCTGGTCGCCTTTGGAAACCATCAAGAACGGATTTAACGCAGTGCTCGAATTTCTTGGTGGCTTGCCTGCTAAGTTCTCTGAGCTTGGCTCGAACATCTTAAGTGGGCTTGTCGATGGTATTACCGGCGCGCTTGGCAAAGTGAAAGACGGCATTGTTGAGGCGGCAAGTTCAGTCAGCAGTTGGTTTAAAGAAACGCTGGGCATTAACTCGCCGAGTAAAGTGTTCATGCTGCACGGCGATGACACTATGCGCGGCCTTGCGCTTGGCCTTAGAGGTAACGACGAGCCGGTAAAAGAAGTAAACCGAACCAGCGGTCAGCTAAAAAAGGCAGCGGCAGGCATGGCTATAACAGCCGCCATTTCGATGCCGGTAGCTGCAGAGCAACCCGCTGACCTGGTGCGGAATATCAAGTACCAGGAAGAATCGCTTAACCTTCCAGGTATTCAGGACACCGTTCAGCGAATTCAGACCAGAGAGATTGAACGAACTACTGAAGCCCAGCAGGTTACGCAACTCTCTGAGCGCCCAGTGACAGTTGAAAGCAACCTCAATATCAGCGAGGGGGCAATTGTTATACAGGCCGGAGCGGGGGCAGACCCCAAAGAAATAGCGCAACAAGTACGGCAAGAACTGCAACGCCTCGAACGCGAGAGGGCTGCAGAGAACCGTTCAAAACTGAGGGACTTAGACTAATATGATGGCACTTGGATTCTTTGTTTTTGGTCTTAAGACCGCATCACCTGACAGTGTTGACGAACAAATTAACTGGCGGCACGCAAGCCAAAATAGGGTTGGCTCTAACCCGTCTTATCAATTCGTTGGACAAGGCCCACAAACTGCCAAGCTACCCGGTATTCTTTACCCAGAGCTTACCGGTGGCACCGAGCAGCTGGACGAGCTGCGTAAAATGGCAGATACAGGAAAGGCGTGGCCTTGGATTGATGGCGCTGGTGAGTTAAAAGGCTATTACTTCATTACCGACATAGAGAAAAAATCAACCTCGTTTTTCCCTGATGGTACAGCGCGAAAAATAGAGTTTTCCGTAAGCATTACCAGAGCAGATGAAAACAACTCTGAAAATTTAGCCGGTAGCGAAATCATTTCAATGTCCGGCGGCATGGGAGGTCTAGTGGCCTAATGCCTGAGTTCGTTAAAATTCCAGACTTCGAAGTGCTGGTTGATGGAAAAGATATCAGTGGGTTGCTGCGCTCTCGACTGGTCAGCCTATCCATAACTGACAAGCGCGGCTTTGAGGCTGACACCGCCTCAGTAACGATTGATGACGCCGACGGCAAAGTGTCGATACCGCCACGCGGCGCAAAAATGCAAATTTCTATTGGGTGGAAAGGCGAACCACTATACAACAAAGGCACCTTTTTCATTGATGACATTGAGCACTCAGGGCCGCCTGACCAGCTAACCATACGCGGCAAGTCGGCTGACATTGCCAGTAGCTTTCAAGAGCTGCGCGAAGAGTCGTACCACGAAAAAACGCTGGGTGATATTCTCGAAGAAATCGCGGGAAGAAACGGCGTCAGTGCGCTTATTGCTGATGAGCTGGCCAGCAAGGCAATTGTGCATATGGACCAGCAAAACGAATCGGACATGGCGTTTATGACTCGTTTGGGCGAAGAGTTCGACGCGCTGGCCACCATCAAAGAAGGCAAGCTTTTATTCATGCCAAACGGCCAGGGTAAAAGTGGCTCTGGTCAGGCTCTGCCTACGTTTACCGTTCGTAGAAAGTCAGGAGACCAGCACAACTTCTCAGCCAACGACCGCAGCGAGTACACCGGCGTTAAAGCTCGATGGCAAGACGAGCGTGCTGCAGAGGTTAAAGCCGACGAAAAAGACGGTGCTCCGACGCAATTTCTAGCAGGCTCTGAGGGTAACGTAAAGGTACTAAGGCACCTATACGCTACCGAAGGTAATGCCAAGCGCGCTGCAGAAGCGCAATGGTCAAAAATGAAACGCTCAGGCGCAAATTTCAATATGACTCTGGCTATTGGTGAGCCCGGCCTGTTTCCCGAGGTTCCGGTAGCGGTGTCCGGTTGGAAGCCTGAAATTGACCAAGCTAAATGGATAACCAAGCAAGTCACGCACGAAATAAGCGACTCCGGCTTAACGTCATCAGTAAGCCTTGAGTCGCTAAAAGACTAGTCTTTCAATAACAGTGTGATCAGTTCCTGGACGATTTGCTGAGCGTGCTGGTCTAGCTCGGCAAATCTTTTTTCAATGTGTCCCTCCGGGTGAGTCACCCGTTTTCCTGTAAGAATAAAGCAGACATCGGCGCCCGTTTTCTCTAGTTCAAGAAGCTTGTCGGCAGGAATAGAACGCTTGCCTTGCTCATACTTCACATAGCTACTTAAGGCGGTGTCTATAGCGTCACAAAAGCTTGTTTGATTCAGCCCTATTCGCTTTCTTTCCTGTTTTAACCTCACAGAAATTTGTTCATTTGCACCATTTCCGCTTGCATTTTTGTTCATTTGAACTAATAATCCTGATTGTGTCATTTTATCTTGCATAATCATAAAGGTGGTTCTCACATGAAACAACAACAACCTAAGCGCCTCTACCGCTCGCCCAAAGGAGTTGTAACAAACAAGCCAATTTACGTCCGACTAATGCCCGATGAGCTGGAAAAAATGCAAAACATTTCCAGTCAAGAGGTCCGGTCAATCAGCGCCCAAGCCCGACTATTTATCGTTGAAGGTATGAACAACTACCTTGACGAAGCCGAGCACCAGTAAAGCTATCGATAACGTCCCTCAACCGCACTCAACTTAATTTGTTTAAGGATGATGACTATGAACAACAGAACAACAGGACGCATAGAGAGTACGCTTCGCAGCGCTCTAAATGGGTCAGAACGGCACAACGTTCGCGAAGCCATTGGCTGGGACGACAGTCAGGTGTCTCGGTTTTTGAGCGGCCAGCAAGGGATAACGATTGACCGCATCGAGGAAATGTTCAATGCCGTTGGTATTTCCCTGGTTACACGAAAGTACCTGGATGCAATGGCAACCCTATGTGAAGTGGGTGCAAGCTGTGAATGCGCCAGAAATGGCAACGGAGAATGCGGAGCAAGACGACAATGAGTAGAAGAGTTTCATCAGTATGTCCACACTGCGGTGAAATGGCCAAAATACGCACCAGTAAAAGCATAAGTGCGCTGGTAACCCAACGTTACTACGCTTGCCAGAATCACCTGTGTGGTCACACCTATTCAGCTATTGAAGAAGTGACCCACTCTATTTCCCCATCGGCATCACCTAATGCGCAGGTTCATCTTGAGGTTAGGCCGGTTACACGAACAGCAAAGCAAAACTAAACCTGGTGCGCGGGTAAGCCTTCATCGGAGGGAGAATGAACGTACAACTAAGAGAAGAGGTGGTAACACGCCTCCTGCGAGACTTTGAATTTAAAACAAATAACAAAGAATTTTTTCAGCAAGGCCGTTGTCCAAGCTGTGGCAAAAAAGAATTATACGCGCCGGCTGAAACCCCTTGGGTAGTTCGTTGCGGTCGCATGAATAAATGCGCTGCCGAATACCACATTAAAGAGTTATACCCCGAACTTTTCGAATCATGGTCTGACCGATACAAGCCAACACCTAAAAGCCCGAATGCATCGGCAGAAGCCTATTTGCATACTGGACGAGGCTTTGATGTTTCCAAAATAAAAGGTTGGTACACGCAAGGTAGTTACTACTGCACTGAACGGCAAATTGGTACCGCCACAGTTAAGTTTGAGTTACCCAATGGGGCATCGTGGGAGCGCTTCATTGATAAGCCTCAGCGCTTTGGAAAAATGAAGGCTAACTTTGTGGGTAAATACAAAGGCCAGTGGTGGCAACCACCAAGCGGCATTCCTGAAGACACCAAAGACGTATGGTTAACCGAGGGTATCTTTGATGCAATAGCGCTGATCCAGTCCGGCATTACTGCAGTCAGTTTAATGAGCTGCAACAACTACCCAAATGACGCTCTTGATGCGCTGGAAAAGGCCTGTAAAAAACAAGGCCGTGAATTGCCTAAGCTTGTATTTGCTCTCGATGACGGCCCTGCCGGTGAGTCTTTCACACGCAAGTTCGTCAACTACGCACGTAAAGCGGGCTTCCGGGCAACGGCAGCACAGCCACCCAAAGGAAAAGTAAAGCTGGACTGGAACGAGTTGTTTCAGCGCGGGCGACTGACAGATAAACACGTAAAAGATTACCTTTATCTGGGCAGTTTACTGATCGCAAAAACAGCGACTGAGAAAGCCCGGTTAATGCACCAGAAAACGCAGCAAAAAGATTTTCCATTTCGATTCGATAACCGTCTATTCTGGTTCAAAATTGATTCCGACCGCTACGTAAAAGCAATGAGTTCGCTGGGATATAGCGCAGAAGACGGCATAGAAGCCAGTGAAAAAGATATTGAGAGCGCTTTAAAAGAGTCTTCATCGGTTGTCGAATTAGCTGCTTGTTATCCGGAAGCGCTCTATTACCAAGCGCACGAAGTCACTGACGAAAGCTGGTACTATTTTCGTGTTAGTTTTCCGCACGACAATGCGCCTATTAAAAACACCTTTAGCGGCGGTCAGTTATCCAGTGCCAGCGAATTTAAAAAGCGTTTAATGAGTGTTGCGCCTGGCGCGGTATGGAGCGGCTCCAGTGGTCAGCTAGACCGACTTATGAAACAGCAATTATACGACATTAAGCGCGTTCAGGGTGTGGACTTCGTCGGTTATTCACGAGAATACGGCATTTACATACTGGGCGACCTGGCCGTTAAAGACGGTGTTACCAAGCCGCTTAATGACGAAGATTTTTTTGACTTTGGCAAGCTCAACATTAAGACGTTGAACAAATCAGTTTCTCTTAATGTTAATTCGGACTTAAAAGAGCTCAACCCAGTATGGGAAAAAAACCTTTACACCGCGTTTAAAGAGAACGGTTTAATTTCACTGGCTTTCTGGTTCGGCTCGCTATACGCCGAGCAGATTCGGGCGCTTGATAAAACCTACCCGTTCCTTGAGCTTATTGGTGAGCCGGGCTCTGGTAAGTCAACGCTAATCGAATTTATGTGGCGGCTTTGCGGACGTCCAGACGAAGAAGGTTTTGACCCAGTGAAGTCGACTGCCGCTGCACGCGCACGGCGATTGTCCCAGGTGGCCAACTTACCCGTTGTTCTAATTGAGGGTGACCGTGGCGATGAAAAAGACATGAAGCAAAAAAGTTTTGACTGGGACGAATTAAAGACCGCCTACAACGGTCGTTCGCCGCGAAGTCGAGGCGTAAAGAATGCGGGCAACGAAACCTATGAGCCGCCTTTCAGAGGCACAATAGTCATATCGCAAAACGCAGAGGTTCAGGCTTCGCAAGCTGTACTCGAGCGTATCATTCACATAAAAACAGACCGTAAAGGCCACAACACCGATACACGACAGGCAGCGAGAGCGCTAGAAACCATGCCGATTGAACAGGTGTCTGGCTTTATTCTTAAGTGCGCCATAGCTGAGAAACGAGTGATTGCGTTGTACAAAGAAAAAGTGCCGCATTACGAATCCCTGCTTGCTGAAAATGACGACCTGAAAACCCACAGGATAATAAAAAATCACGCACAAATAATGGCCATGCTTGACTGCCTGACATTGGTCACTGATTTTAAAGTTAGCCAGATTGAAGCAGCGAAAGAGAAGTTGGTTGAACTGGCGTTGCAGCGACAGCTAGCCATAAGCGCAGACCATAAATCGGTTCAGCAATTCTGGGACGTGTTCGACTACCTAGAAGAAAAGTTTGAGTGGCCAGTAGTCAACCACTCAAAAGACGACGGTTTAATAGCCGTGAATTTAAACCACATGGAAGAAGAAGCTGGCGAGTTCCGTCAGAAACTTCCACCGCTTCCTGACCTTAAAAAGCACCTTAAAGCGTGTAAGTCTCGCAAGTTCCTTGAGGTTAAAACCGTGCGCAGTGCGGTGAACGAGTACATAAATAAAGGTAGTGGAATAACCGGGCCAAGGAAGCCGGCTAGTGTTAAATGTTGGGTATTCGAAAGGGAGCGTTAACAGTGAATACAGTGTTTTTGCTATTGGCCAGGTACGAACGTTCACCGGTACCACTGGGTGAAGTGTGCGAAGAGTTCTTTGGCATAAAGGAAAAACACGCTTCCATGTTGGCCGCCTCGCAATCGCTGCCAGTACCAACGTTCAAGCTTCGAGACTCTGAGCGCGCAAAGTGGATGGTCGACTTACGCGACTTAGCCGAACACATCGATAACAAACGCCGGCAGGCGTTAAAAGATTACACAGAGGTGAGAACATGAGTGAGTTCATTAACACCCAGTTTTATGCTGAGGTTGAAAGCTTGAAAGAAGAGAACTCGAAAGAGAATTGGATTGCTTAAAGTTTGATCTCCCCCGTTTGGGGGAGCTCGAATTTTATACACAAATAGTTTTCCCCAAAACTGGGGAAAAATCCCAATAAGGTTTTCGCCAGATTTGGCGAAAAGTATGGAGAGAATTATGACTAACTTAGTGAAAGTTTTTGAATATCAAATAACCGACGAGTTTGTTCAGTCGTGCAATGCGCGTGACCTTCACAATTTCCTTGAAGTGCGTCGAGATTTTACAAACTGGGTTAAGGCTAGAATTGAAAAATATGGGTTTATTGAAGGAGAGGATTACTCAATTGTTCAAAATTTGACCTCGCCAGATTTGGCGAGCTCAAAATCCCGCCAACGGGTATTAACTGACTACTACATAACACTCGATATGGCCAAAGAATTGGCAATGGTAGAAAACAACGAGGTCGGCCGAAAAGTCCGGAAGTACTTCATCGAAGTAGAAAAGCAGGCCATGAAAGAACTCGAAATGAGAGCTAACCGCAGCCTTTCCATTGACGAAGCTCGAGTAAAAGTCAAAGACACCCCATCACTTAAAACGCTAACCGTACTGCAGAAGCAGGCGGTAGATATGGCGCGCAGGATAGACGCGGCGAAAGGTGAAAGCGAACGCAAAACCGCTTACTCCATTCTCTGCTACATAAACGACGCCAGAGGACAACCAACACCCAGCCTTAAAAAACTACTAGGAAAAGATGATGACTGACAATGTAGATAGAGCAAACGAAATAACAGAGCAAATGCAAGCGTGGCAAATAAAAAAAGCCAGAGCTAATACCTCAGTTGCTAACGCGACGGGCTACTGCCTGAATTGCGGTGAGACTTTAAACGGTGAACGTCGCTGGTGTGACGCAAGCTGTAGGGACGACTGGGAAAAACTAGAGTTAACAGGAAATTAAGTATGAGCAAGGGATTAAACAAAGTGTTGATTATCGGCAACCTAGGCACAGCCCCCGAAGTCCGATACACGCAAAACGGGACGGCAATTGCAGTGCTTTCAGTGGCCACTACAGAAACGTGGAAGGACAAACAAACAGGAGAGCAGCGCGAACAAACCGAGTGGCATCGTGTCGTTATGTATCGACGCCTGGCAGAGATAGTCGAAAAATACTTGCGCAAGGGTTCAAAGGTCTACATTGAAGGTAAGTTGCAAACTCGTAAGTGGACAGGTGAAGACAATATTGAGCGCTACACGACCGAGGTTTTAGCCAATGAAATGCAGATGCTGGACGGACCGCGTAACGACAGCCAGCCTCAAAGCTACGGTGGTGGCTATGCTTAAGTTAATTAGAATAACACTCTCAATTGGCTTGGCTGGTTTTTTTATGTTAAGGCCGGAAAACCGGTCACTCAAGAAGATGCAGCAATCACCCAATAGTCACCCAAAATTCACTACAGCCCTTTAAAATCAAGAAAGTATTACCAATCCAGCATTGGGGCCACTGAGAATCGGTGGCTTTTATTTTTTCTTACATCACGCTTCATACTTGCCTCTTGCATTATCTTGCATAGTTTCCAAATTGCCGCGAATTGCTGTAAATTGCCGTTTGTTTCAGTACCCGGTCACCCAATAGTCACCCAAGAAAGGTTGGACAATGGCAAGCTTAAGCATCGAAAAACGAAAACGAAAAACAGGTGAGCCCACCTATCGCGCAATTATTCGAGTTAAAAAAAACAAAAAGATTATACATCAAGAAAGCAAAACCTTCAGAGAAGATAAACTAGCTAGGGCATGGGGCAAGCGGCGGCTAAGTCTCATTGAGGCTGAATTTGCGTTTGGCCAACCATCTAGGCGGCCATGCTCTATTGGTGAAATGTTCGATCGCTACATCTCCGATGAACAGTTATGGGAAAAAGTTAAACGCTCTAGGCGCTATGTGGTCAACATTTTACGAGACTCCACGCTTTCGAAAATTCAGACTGACGAACTCAGCACACAAAACCTAATTGAATACTGCCGATTGAGGAACGTAGCCGGCGCATCGCCTTCTACTGTTCGCATCGATATTAGTGTTCTTCGCTCAACAATGCGAGTCATGTCTTCGGCGTATTCGATGGCCGTCGACCTTAGTGTTTTTGAGGACGCTATGCCCGTGCTTTTTGAGTTAGGGCTTGTATCAAAGTCTCAACGCAGAAGCCGACGTCCTTCAGAGAAGGAGGTTGAACAGATAAAAAAAGAGCTGGCAAAGCGACAAAGCAAACGCCAGTCTAAAATTCCACTCACTGACATATTTGATTTTTCTATATTGTCCTGTATGCGCATTGGTGAAGTCTGCAAGCTCCGATGGGATGACTTAGACAAAATCAATAAAGCAATACTTGTGCGAGACCGTAAAGACCCCCGTAAAAAAGAAGGTAATCACATGTGGTGCCCGCTTCTTGGAGGTGCATTTGAAATTGTTACTAGGCAACCAAGGAAAGGTGAACTGATATTCCCTTATCAATCGCGTTCAGTTACTGCAGCGTTTCAGCGTGTCCGAAAGAAGCTCGGCATCGAGAACCTTCGCTATCATGACCTCCGTAGAGAGGGGGCCAGTAGACTATTCGAACGCGGCTACTCTATTGATGAGGTAGCAAGGGTCACAGGCCACAGAAACATCAACATGCTTTGGCAGGTTTATGCAGAGCTTTATCCTGGCAAGATGAGAGATTTATTCAAAGCAGATAGATGATGAATTTAAACACTAAATTAAGTGGTTTTTAACGTGTATATAAGGGGGAAAATAAAGTCAGGGGGGGCATCGGAAAAAGGTAACATTGGTAACATTTTTTGAAAACAGGCTCGCAGCCCTTTAAAAATAAGGCTTTCAGAAAACTAGCAAAAGGTAACATAAGGGTAACTAAAGAGTTACATGTTACCTTTTAGAATGGTAACTTTTCTATTTTTACAAACCCAATAAAATCAAACACTTAATTTTATGTTACCTTTTGTGTTACCTTTTGTTACCCTAAAAGGTAACATTTTAAATCTATAAAAATCATGAACTTAACGCCTTATTTTGCTACCTGTTACCAATGTTACCTTTTTCCGATGCCCCCCCCCTGTACTAAAATTCTCTGGACGAACAAAAAACACAGTTTTAGCCGTTACTATTCGTTTGAAACCGTTATAAATAAAGGCATGCAGGGCTATATTCATACGTTTAAATTTACGGGTTGACGACATTTCGTTTGCTCGAATAATTTAATAGCAAAAGCGCGCAGGCGAGGCGGGGTTAGCACCGCGCAGTTTCAGCGCAGTTTTGTGGTTTTCAGGCAAAAAAAGACCCGGCGGGTGCCGGGCCAACTTGCAGGTACTGGAAAAGACTGCATCACGGGAGAACACTTTACTCTTTGTCTTTGGACAGCGTGTAAGGCTTGAACCTAACGATTTGCTCGCCTGCCCAGTCGTTTATTGATGTGAATATAGCTCTCAAAGACTCCATTTCGTTTGCATCGAACACTTCAGCTGCCTTACCTGAGTCACCAAAGCCGCCAGTGTTATTGGGAACGATACCCATCAGCTGTGGAGGTACTCGGTGAGCTGCCAACTGATCATCACGAGACACATTTTTAACGTTCAGGAACTCGTCTTTAGCTGCCACTTCAGAGACTGGCATCAGCTTTATACCGTCTTTGTTGCCGCCTGGAGCGTAAAGCAACAAGTTGCGGAAGTTGCCAGGGCCTTTACTGTCTTTTAACGCCTTGCGAAGCGCGTCAACGTCATCTTCTTTTTGAAGCGCGTCTGTCATATAGAGAATGAAGCCAGCGTGTGACCCGTTCTCGTAGTACTTGCGGCGAAACAGGGTTGCCGATTCATTCAGAAGTGAAGAGTTCATCGAAGCGGCGTAGTCTGGTATGCCGTAAAGCTCCTGGTTAATGTCAGATTCGGTTAGCTGAAATACAGAGTCTGCAGCAAACTCTCGAGACTCATGGAAGTTAGGCACCCACCAGTAGTTGTCAGACTTGTAACCTTTGCGCGTGTACTTAGCCGGAGACCTCTTGTACTGCAATGTTTTACCAGTCCGACTCTTCACCCGCTCAACATAGGCGTTAGCAAATATAAGAAAGTCGATAGCCAACCCAGTGAACTCTGCAGTGCTCAGTTTGGGGTGAGGAATAAAGCAGCTTCTTAGAATGTTTCGTTTCACCTGGATGGCGCTTGCATGGTGAACCGCCGCCCGGTAAATACGGGATAACCCATCGGGTGATAACGGCATTTCATACCACTTGCCGTTGTGCATGGCTTCTAGGTAGTCAAATATGTCACGGCTGTTCAGAACTGGCGAAGGCTCGCCAAAAGTGAATGCTTCCATTGTTTGCTGTTTGCTCATTAGTCGTATAACTCCATAAATCCGGATTTGCTCCCGCTGCTACCTTCCAACGGCTCGTTGTGTAATGCGTGCATAATTGCCCAGGCTAAATCTGCATGACTAGCTTCTTTGGAACGACCAGCCTCATAGGTTGGCGCCCTGCCTGATGCAGTCACTGACTTGCGAATACTGATGAATGACTGGGCGATGTCAGTGCTACCGGCGTCAAATTCCAACCGACCTTTGCTGATCACGTCATGGCCTTTCATAACCAGGCGACCCTTCACCACTGGCGAGTATTGGAAAGGTGTTGCTTGAGGGAAGAACTGTTTAACCAGTTGGAAAACGCCCTCACCAATACCAGTAATATCGATACCGATATAAGTCACCCGGTACCGCTTGGTAATATCTTTGATTGCATCAGCCTGAGCCTTGAAATCCTTGCCTCTCCACTGGTACTTCTCGAGCACTCTAAACTTCCCGCCTTCAGTTACCGGCGGAGCAATGACAGCACAACCGGCGCTATCACCAATACCGCCTTTGGCGGGGTCGTAACCAATCCAAACCTCACGGTTAGCCAGCGGACGTCCAGCCAGTGGCTTGAAGTCTTCCCAAACTTCCCAGCTGTCCACCATGCAGCGTTGCATCATAGGCATTGAGAAAACAGAAGACGTGTCATCGATGAACTGACACATCAACAGGTTTTGGTATTCATCGGGACTGTATTCAAGCTTTAACTGGTCGAGGTCGAACAGGTCACAACCACCGCGAACTGCGTCTTCAACCGTAATAATCTGACGCCAGTGTCCATCATCACACTTTTTGCCATCGACTAGGTTAGGGTGAGACAGGTCCAATTTTATTTTGTCTGCTTTCGCGCGGCCACGGTTGAAGTGGTCACCCGACCAGAACGGGTAGGCATCGTGCTCGAGGCTGGAAGGTGTCGAAAAGTAGGTTTGACGCCATTTTTTGTGAAGCGCCATACCTGACGCCACCTTTCTGAATTCCTGAAACTTGTGGATCCAAAAATATTCATCTAGGTACAGATTACCGTGATAACTTTGCGCCGTTCTGGCGTTGGTACCTAGAAAATAAAGGTGGGCGCCATTGGGCAATACAATAGGGTCGCCGCGCAGCTCAACGCCAGCCGTATCTTTTACAAACTGAACGATATACTGACGAAATACGTGTGCCTGAGCCTTACTGGCAGACAGAAAGATTTGGTTGCGCCCCGTTTCCAACGCATCAATAAATGCTTCGTGAGCAAAATAAAAGGTCGCCCCGATTTGGCGCGACTTAAGAATGTTGCGAATACGGTGCTTCAGCCCTGCCTGGTACCAGCCCTTTTGATATTCAAACATCGTTTCATGAAAGGACTCAACCAGCTTAGTTTGCTGATCATCATCAATGGCATTTCGTTCAGGTTTTTTGCGAGGCCCTTTGTTGCGGTTAGCAACATTTGGGTTAAGGTCCACTTCATTGCCGCTGCGATTGTATTTGTGAACTCTGGCCATGCGTTCTTGCTGACGCATAAGAAGGTCAATCTCTTTAAAGTCCTTACCTTCTTTGTGTTCCTTATTGATAAGAGTAATCAGCCTAGCCTCAAGGTTAGCCTCTACTCTGTCCAGCGGCTTAACCTTGTCCCATTGCTCACTGTTCTTCCAGGTACTAATGGTCGACTCTGGAATTTTGAGCATTTCAGAGATTCGGCGCAGCCGATAGCCCTGCCAATATAAATTTCTGGCCTGCAGCTTCGGGTCTAAATCGGGGTTGGTTCTTATTTTCATGCGGTCAGTCTACAAGCCGCAAAGCCACGTCCTATGCACTTTCAGTTGTTTATTAGCCTTTTACAACCCCAGTAAATTGACCGCACGCGCCTGGCTACTGACCATACCGATTAAAAACCCGAAACCGACAGGACCCTGACCATGGCTAAAAGTAAATTCTTTCGTGTAGCAACTGAAGGCGGCACGACCGATGGCCGAGTTATCGAGCGCAGCTGGCTTGAACAGATAGCTGCCAACTACGACCAGGACAAATACGGCGCTCGCGTATGGCTTGAGCACATTCGCGGACTACGACCAGACAGCGACTTTAAAGCTTACGGCGATGTTGTTGCCGTTAAGACAGAAGAGAACAGCGAAGGCAAATTGGTGCTTTACGCACAAATAGAGCCGACTGAAAGCCTTGTTAAGCTTAACCGCGACAAGCAAAAAATTTACACGTCTATTGAAGTTGAACCTAACTTCTCCGACACCGGCGAAGCTTACCTGATGGGCCTAGCGGTAACTGATAGCCCGGCAAGCCTTGGCACTGAAATGCTGTCATTTTCTGCAAAGGCAGACAACAGCCCTCTGGCAGGCCGCAAGCAGAGCCCGACCACTTTATTCAGCGCTGCCGTTGAATTTGAATTAGAGCTTGAAGAGGAAGGCTCTGAGAGCAAAACATCAGAATCCCCTTCTTTGCTAAGCCGCGTAAAAACACTTTTGAGTAAACACAAGAAAGCATCGACTGCAGACTTCACTGAAGTGCATTCAGCAGTTGAGGAAATTGCCACGCAGACCAGCGAGCTAATGGGTCAATATAAGACCGAAATTGCCAAGCAGGATAAGCTGCAAAATGACTTTAACGCACTCAAAAAAGAGTACGACGATACAGCATCAGCATTCACCAAGCTGAAAAACCAGCTAGACAGCGAGCCAGCTGGAACACAGCGCCCTCCTGCAACTGGTGGCGGTGACACTGTAGCCACCGACTGCTAACGCGGCCAAGCAATCAACTGTTAATTAAGGAAAACAGAAATGCGCAACGAGACACGAAAGCTTTTTAACGACTTCCAAAATAGGCTCGCCACCCTGAATGGTGTAGAAAGTGTTGGAGCAAAATTCACTGTTGAACCAAGCATTCAGCAAACGCTAGAAACCCGCATGCAAGAGAGCTCAGAGTTCTTGAACAGCATTAACGTAATTGGCGTGAATGAACAGCAAGGCGAGAAGTTGGGATTAGGTATCAGCGGCACCATTGCGGGCCGTACTGACACCAACCAGAACGACCGCCAGCCAACTGACCCAACCGACATGGAAGGCAGCTCTTACTTCTGTAAGCAGACGAACTTCGATACAGCTTTACGCTATGGCAAGCTGGACGCTTGGGCTAAGTTCCAGGACTTCCAGACGCGCATTCGCGACGCTATTTTAAAACGCCAGGCATTAGACCGCATCATGATTGGTTTCAACGGCACATCTGCAGCAGCTCAGTCTGACCGAATAACGAATCCACTACTGCAGGATGTGAACATTGGTTGGCTGCAAAAAATGCGCGACCACGCAGCAGAGCGCGTGATGACTGAAGTGGTTGACGCCTCTGGTAAAATAACCATAGGCATAAGTGGCGACTATAAAAACCTAGACGCTTTGGTTTATGACATGGTTAATACCCTGATTGACCCTTGGTATCAGGACGATACCGAACTGGTTGTTTTAACCGGCCGCAAACTACTTTCAGACAAGTACTTCCCACTGGTTAACTCCGACCTGGTACCAACTGAGAAAACAGCCGCCGACATGATGATTAGCCAGAAGCGTATTGGCGGTCTGCAGGCGGTACGAGTTCCACACTTCCCTGCAAACACCATTATGGTGACACGCCTGGACAACCTCAGCCTTTACTGGCAGGAAGGCTCACGCCGCCGCAACATCATCGACAACCCGAAACGCGACCAAATCGAAAACTACGAGTCAAGCAACGACGCTTACGTGGTTGAAGACTACGGTTGTGCCGCGGTTGCTGAGAACATTGAGCTGTCTTAATTGACAGCTCTGCCTTTTTTCTAAATTAGGAAGCGAGCTATGACCCCCGCCGAAAAACACCGCCAGCGCGTACTGGCAGGAAAACGCACAAGCGAGGATGAAAACGCGTCACGCAAAGGTGCGAACCAGTACGAGCTGATGTTAATGCAATTGGCTGAGCATAAGCGCAGCCTGAAACAAGCGCAGAGCATTGAGCGCAAAAAAGAAATGAAGTCAAAACTTGTGGCCGAGTATGACAGCTACATTGACGGCGTTCTTGAAGCGCAATCAGGTCAGCAGGATGACGTATTGATGACGCTGCTCATTTGGCATATTGATGCCGGCAATTACGACCGAGCATTAGAAATTGCTGAGTATGCCATCATTCACGACCTGCAAACACCTGACCAGTACGAGCGCACCACTGGCTGCTTAATTGTTGAAGAAATTGCAACAGCCGCTTTGGCATCAGAAAACGACGAAACACCGTTTAGCCTGGAAACACTGAACCGTGTGCAGGACCTTACGGCTGAACTCGATATGTTTGACCAGGTGCGAGCAAAGTTCTTCCGCGCATTAGCTGAAGCGCATGAGCGTGAAGGCAATGACGAAGAAGCCATTAGCTACTACGAGAAGGCGTTAAAGCTGCATGACCGTGTTGGCTGTAAACAGGCGTTAACAGCCCTTAAGAAGAAAGTTTAAAAAGACAGTGAGAGCAAAGGCTAAGCCTTTACTCGCTAACCGAGCGTAACCCGCGCGTCAGGCCGGCTCACTCCCTAATTTCTGCTCGCTGAATGACGGGAGTGATCACCGGCCATCTACGGAGGTAAATGTGAGTTTCTTTGCAGTAGAGCCAACACAAGACAGCCAGCAGATAATTCAAAGCTCAGCCTTTTGGCCTGACATCGACACCGCCAAACTCAGGGCAACTATGCGTCTGGATGGCACCGTGACTAACGAGCGCTTAATTCACTCAACCATCAATGCCGTATCGTCTGTTAATAGCGAGCTTAAAGAGTGGCGTCAGGGAAAGCTAACTGAAGGCTATGAGTCGCTTGAAGCGGTACCGGCAGAGCAAATCAACAGCGAAAGCGTGTATGTGCACCTGTACGCTCGCGCCATTTACTCATTGACCAGAGCTAACCTGATAGAGCGCCTGCGCGACTACGACACCACCGGTGCCGGCGACAATGACGTTGACGCGCTGGCTGACACCATCACTAACCTTCACCGTGACGCTCGATTTGCCATCCGGGATATTTTAGGCAAGAACCACTCAACAGTGGAGCTTATCTGATGGAAGTTCGGGCAAGACAGGGCGACACCGTCGACGCCATTTGTCAGCGCCATTTAAGGCGCACCGCCGGCGTTACTGAACAAACACTAGAACTTAATCCGGGCCTTGCCGAACTGGGGCCTGTAATTCCGAGAGGGACGCTAATTACACTGCCAGAAGTGACAGCGCCCCCTCGCAAAAAAATGATACAACTATGGGAATAGGCAGCGATGAATGAACCAGTAGGCGCAACCGCAGCGACAACAACAGCAACGACCGCCGCCTTGGCCGCCCCACTGCTAGGCATTGACCCGCTCATTGCCATTGGCGCCGTAACTGGTGCCGGTATTTTTATTATGAACGAGCAAGGTCACAGCAAAATAAAAGCCGTGTCCCTGTTCCTTATCTCGGTGGCTTGCGGCTGCCTTGGCGCAAGCATCGCAGCCGACTTAATTGCCACCTTGTTGCCAGGGAAGGTAGAAGTAAGCCACGGAGTCGGCGCCATTCTCTCAAGCGCCGTATCAGTCCGGATTGTGCAAAAGGTTATAGCGCTGACTGAAACTCAGGCGCTACAAAATCTGATAAAGGGCAAAACCAAATGACAATTCTCGGTATTGTTCACATTCTTGTTCTGACCATTGTTGCCTTCAGGATAATGCTGTTCACCCGCTCCGGAAGGCACAAGCCCGTCATATCCGTGCTGGCTTATATCATCATGGTATCGGCCTTTACTGAAGTGATCGTGTACATCACCATACCAGCCTCGGTCAGCCTTGCTCAAATCATGATGGAAGCCGCCCTAGCCTTGGCGCTTATTGCGCACCACGGCAACGTGTCTGAGCTTTTCAAAGCCACAAAAAACGGCTCCAAATTAAGCCAG